TTATTGAACGCACAGGTAACTTCTTAAAAGGTAGAGGCTATCAAACTTGGGATGATGTATTTGAAAGATCAATGCGTGGAGAAACAGCAGAACAAGCTGTAGCAAATGATCTTGTTGCACCAGCTACGCAACTTGCTATTGATCCTCCAGATCCAGATAGACTTGCTAACGAAATACAAAAAAATATAGAAGCAATAAATAACGGAGATATGAGTATAGAAGAAGCTCTTAAGAATGAGGCAGCAGATGAACCTAGAAGGTTAATTAGTCGCAGCGGTAAAACACAATATGTAGAGACACCTAGCGAACAATTAGCTGCATCTTATAAAGCATTTAATGATTTAATATATAACCTTACATTTGACAGAGCAGAAGCTACAGGCATAGCAAGTCTTGATAGAGCTATGTTGTTTAACCAGGCTGTAGATAAGTTAAGGATGGATGGTGGAGATTCCGATGCAATAATATCGAGCGTAGAAAGAGCATTAAAAGGAGATCCAAGATCAGCAGATGACTTAATAGCTATAGCCACATTGCAACTACAAACAGACATTGTAAGAAACAAGACAGGAATACAAAGTCAGGCATATTTATCTGCTCCTGAGTCGGAAAAAGGCATTGAATTACAAAGATTAAAAGCAATGTTAGGAGAGCAGTTAAAACTAGATGTTGCATATATGAGTGTAATGAGAAAAACAGGTCAGAGATTAAGTATGGGTAAGTTAATGTTTAGAGCAGATGACGTAGATTTATCTGATTTACCTAGCGAAGTAACTCTTAGAAAAGGTACATCTAACAAAGCTGGTGCAAAAATATTACAAGATGGCTTTGACGTTACCCAGGAGACAGGTGCTATGGGTCAAGCTGTTTACTTTACTACTGACGAAAGCAGTATAAAAGTAATGGATGGCTACGATAATGCAGAAATATATGGCGATTTAATTAACGACATAAAAATATTAGACTTATCTGCAATGAATAAAAGGTTAACTGATTTAGTAACTGATTTAGGATTAGGCAAGGTAAAGAAAACTAAAAACGGATTAGAGCTAAACCCTGCACAGATAGAAGGTATAAAAGCATATTTAGCAGATAGAGGTTACGCAGGAATAAGGTACGAACCTAGAGATACTGGTCGCCCTAATGCACCAGCTGACGAAATAGCTATTTTTGACAATAATTCTGCTAACAGAATAGTAGGATCTGACGCAAGCGTACCTCCTAGCGCAACTCCAGAAGCACCAAAAAGAACTTTATTAGAGCAAGCTATTGCAAAATCAGAGGATTTGTTAAACGATAAGTTAGACCCTAAGTTACTAGATGCTATAGAAAGCGGAGAACTAACACAGGAAGCAATAGAACTTGGAGATGTTATGGTAGCTATCTCTAATTATTCGCAAAAAAATAGAGGATTTAACAAGCACATATCTGACTTAATAGAACAAACTCCTAAAGGTGGACTAAATCAAAGAAGATTACTTAACTTCTATCGAGGAGCAATATTATTATCAGGGGAAACCACCTGGAGGATGATGATAGGTGGTTTATACAGAGCAGCTACGTTACCTGTAATACAAACTATGGGAGGCTTTACCAGAGGTGTAGGTCAATCTATAACAGGAAACAAAGCAGAAGCATATAAGAGTTTTAGAAGAGCAAGGTTAGGAGCAATGATTTATGGACAGTATTACCAAAATTTAGGTAATGCTCTCCGTCTTATGGGCGCAACAATAATGGAAAACGAAACCTTCGGCAACTTAGGTGTAGATCAAATGCAACTTAGAACTAATAGTAGATTTAACCCTACTGACCAACTTAGCTTGGGAAGTGACGAAGTACAGGTAAACAAGAAAAGTGATATTTGGCACGCAGATCCAAACAATAAAAACTTTCTTGCTAATGCTGCATTAAGAGTTTTAAGTGTTGTACCTAAAGCTACAGGTCGTTTAGCTGGTGGCGTAGATACATTTATGAGTTCATTAGTTGGACCAAGTATGGAATATGTCAGATTTTTAGACCAGGAGTTATATCATGCAGAGACAGTATTAGGTATGCGCCCTGGATCTAATGAAGCATTTAACTATGCAAGTGATAGGGCTGTTGAGCTAGTTAAAGCGGAGATGGTAGATGTAACACTTGCTAATGGTAAGAAAATAGAAAATGCTGCGCTTACTGGTCAAAATGCAAGATATATTATGGATTGGGTTAACTTTACTGATTCACTAGATGTTGTACCAGCACCAAGAACATACGACTATGGTGTAAGAAAAGCTAGAGAAAGCGGTATTACAGATCCATTAGATGTACATAATTTTGCAAATAAATACATAAATGAAGGTAGCAATATATTTAACCAGGGCGGTGTAGCTGGTGGCATGGCAAAAGCTTCACAAGCTGTAGGATTTGTACCAAAAGTATTAGGTAATGTTGTAGAGAATTTTCCTGCATTTGGCCTTATATATCCACTACCTAGAGGACCAATAAATATTATTAAAGCAAGTGCAAGAGCATTTCCTATTACTGCACCATTTATAGATACATTTTGGAGAGACATAACTTCAGAGGATTTATTTACAAGAGATAGAGCTATAGGAGAAATGGCATTTGGCACTACAACACTAGCTGCTGGTATAGCGTTAATTTCTACAGGTCATGTAGAGTTTACTGGCTTTAGGTCTACTAACTATAGGAACAGAGAAGTTGGACCAGAAAGTGTAGAAAGAGGTAGAGAGCCTATGAGTATAAGATTTAAAAATCCATTTAGTGACAGCGAAGAATGGACACCCTGGTACTCACTACAAGTCTTTGATACATTAAGCAATATTTTTGGCGCAATAGGAGAATATGTAGAAGTTGGTAATAGCCTTACAGAAGAAGAAAAAGAAGTAGAAAGCTCTATAGTTGCAATGAAGATTGCACACGTTGCAAGAGCATTAGGTATGGGTCAATTTAGCAAACAAATATTATCTAGTATTACTGAACTGTTTGACGTTGTAGCTGGATTCGATGAAGATGCTGCAAGAAAAATGAAGAAAGGTAAAACTGGTGCATTTAGTAGATACATAGAAAGAAAATTATCATCATTGCTAGTACCAGCTGCTATTAGAAAAATTAATATAGGAGAAGCAAGAAGAGATATTGTAGCTAGTGAACTACCTTTTCCATTTAATGTTGTATCAAATACCGCACAAAGAATACAATTACAAATTCCTGGAGGAAGAGAAGGGCTGCCACCTGTATTACATAACTACTCAGGAGATCCTATAGATGACAGGGATTACGCTGGTACAGGTGCGATACCAGAAGATATGCCTTGGCTAAAGTTTTTCTACAAGATGCTTACACCTACTTCTGCATTTCCTAGTCGTACAAAATCTACACATCCTGTCGATGTAGAACTAAGCAAACTATATGGTAAAGGCTCTAACTACAAACCCTGGAATGATAATATTTTCAATTTACCAGGCAAAGTTCTTAACAGGGAAGAATTAAATAGACTGATAACTATAGGTACAAAAGAAATTAAAAACGAAGCTGGTAATACTTTATGGGAAGAACTTACAGCATTAGTCACAATAGATCCAGTTTATGCCTCTCTGCCGTATGATGTTAGCAGCGATGTCGAAAACCCTAGAATGACAATGATTAAAAATGTCGTTGCTGAGTTTAAGCAAAAAGCAAAAGATAAATTCTTAGAAGAAAGACCAGACATAAATAGCCTCATAGAAGAAAGAGATCAAAAAATCATTGATAAACAATACACAAGAGATAGACTAAATAGTATGAACGACAAACAAAGTCGCAATGATTCTAACCAGTTCCTAGCTCAACTTAACTAATGGCTTTCGCACAACGCATAATAACTAGCAACTCAGCTGGAGATCAGGAATTTACTTTTACCTTTGACTACATCAAAGAAGAACATATAAAAGTCTTTGTTAATTTTGTAGAGAAAGCACAGGGTACAGGAAGTAACGAATTTCAAGTAATAACCAATACGACACCAAAAAAGATAAGTCTTAACACAGGGTTAGCAGCAGATAATACCAGGGTAGAAATAAGAAGAGTATCGTCACTATCTACTCCGTTAGTTGATTTTACAGATGGTTCAACACTTACAGCTGCTGATTTAGATACAGCAGAAAAACAAAGTTTGTTTATAGACCAGGAGTTAGATGACGCACTCAAGCAAGGTATATCTATAGATACAAGTACAGGTGTTCCAACACTTAACAGTCAAAGACTATCTAATGTTTCAGATCCAGTTAATGCCCAGGATGCAGTAACAAAAGCATATTTAGAAAGAAGTGGCAGT